GGATTATTTTGTTTTTGTTTTGGTTTTTGCGTTGGGTCAAGTCCGAGGTGTTCTGCTCTTGAATGTGCTTGTGCTGTTCGGTTGCCGTTGACGTATTGTGCGCCGCGCCTGGAGTTACATGGTTTACATGCGGGGACTAGTTCGGTGTCGTCTCCGACCAGGTCGTAGGGGATTAGATGATCGGCTTCGGTGGCGGGGGCTTTGTTGCACCAATGGCAAAGGGGGTTGTCTTGTAGTAGTTCTGCGCGCCTGCGTCTGAACTCTGGACTACTTGTTCTCTTGCTCATGGTTGCCCCCTGCTAACGCGCCCCCCCAAGGGGGCTTGTTCTCTTTCGTTGTGTTCGGTTCGGTGGTTTGCTCGCCCCCCGCATTTTGAGTAAGTATCTCTGGCTGCCGGATGTTTGACATGTGGACGGTCACCATTCTCATTTATGACGTTTGGACGCTGCACAGTTGCCCGAAGGCAGACTGCTCTACCCGAGTTTCCTCGTGTTCTGCGAACCATCTGCAACTGATGATGTCGGCCTGCGTCTCTCGGTTGTGGTGGCATGTTAGTCCTTGCGTATCCCCTGGAGGATTGCGAGACCGATACTTATCAGGAGGATGTACCAGGCGACGACAATCATCCAAGCCTCTTGACTGGTGCCTTGTACAATTCGCAGCCCTTAGGAAGCGTCTGAGGGAACTCTGGGAGGTCTGTGAGTGGGTACAGGCGGTAGTCGGGAATGGTAAAGCAGTCGGGGAATATCTCGTCATTGTTGGCGATGACTTCACGGCCTGTAATCCAGCCCTCAATGAGAACGCGGTTTTCACGAACTTTGCAGAAGATGAAGTTGTGATCTGCATTGTCCCTGGTGCGTACCTTGATGGTCGTGTCAGGGTTCTCAGTTGACCGGACTTGATAGTTGAGTACGTCAAATCCGTTTGCTTCTTGTTCCCAATGCCATTCGACCCCGAGCAGTTTCGCCACGGCGTATTCGCCTATCGCGCCGAAGACATCTGTTTGGAACCAGTTCTGTTCGTGGTATTTGCGGTTGGGTTGGTTAGGTCTGTCGGCTCGTTTAATGGCCAGCAAGCGACGGTTGACGCCACCATGCGCGGCTATCTGCATGTCAGCGTCGCAAAGGATTACGCGCACAGGGGTTCTCATTGAACTTTCCCTTGTCTGCCTAGACGCGCTGCAATGACGTCAAGGTCTCTAGGACGCCAGCAGTGGTACTCAATGCCTGCGTTAATTAGGCACCGCGCATACTTCTCTTGTTCCGCGCTGAGTTTTCCGTCAACTGCTTTAAGTTCGCAGAAGATGACTCCACGAGATGGGACAGATGTCGAGACCAGGACTAGATCGGGAAATCCGTTGCCGTCTGACCGCCAGACCCCTGGACGAGGCGATGAGGGTGAGGCATGGAAGACGAGCCATTGCTGCATTCGGGCCAACTTGATGACTTGGTCTTGGAATATCTTTTCCGAGACCGTCATTGGTCTTTTCCCAATAGGAATCCGCACATGAACAAACTTATGCACAACAGAATGAGCGTTATGAACTCAACCACTAGAACGCCTCTTCGGTTTCTTCTTGCGGTGCAGGTGCGCTCTTAAGGGTGTCAATGTATGCAGACGCTTCGCGCTTGGTCATGCCTTGAAGGTTTGCCGGTGGAACTTTGCCCATTGACTTACAGACCGCGCGAATCATGTTCTGCTGCTTCTCTGAGGCAAGGTTTGACGGTTCGGTTATGCGAGTGTCACCGGACATTCTCTCTACCTTCTGCATCTCTTCGCGCGACGGGCGTTTTGTCCAGTCGGTGCTAGAGGCAAAGTCACAGTCAGCAAGTGCGCGTCCAATTGCCGAGGTACATGCGTTCTCGATGTGGCTTGTCTTGTTGACGTTGCTTGACCCGCGGATTTCTTCGGCGAAGTCGGTTGCAACGGGGCGATCATCTTCTCTGTCGACATAGATGTCGGCCTGGACAATGACTCGGTCACCTTCAAATGTAATAAGTTTTGTGATGACTCGTCCTTCAGGGTGCTTTTCCCAGAACCGCGCAAGGCGACTGGCAACTGGTTCATAGTCTTCAATGCTCACAACAGACCCAGTTTCCTCTGAAAGCCTGCAACCTGATCTAGTTCGGTGAAGCAAGTGACTTCAATGTCGCCGATGATTATTTTGACGGCTGCAAAAGTGTCGTGAAGGCTGACCTTGACTGATACGTCTTCGGCGGTTATGTCGTGGACACAGATTTGGCTGATGTGCGGTTTGCTCATGATGGGTTCTCCACAATCCATTCAATGACGGCTTTAAGTTCGTCTTGGTTTTGACTTTTAATGGCTGAGACAATGTCCGAGTTTGTCGGGTGTCGCAGGCGTTCGGCTGCATTGCGAAGAGTCATAATCAGCGCAATCGCTTGACTAACTGTTGAACTTTCGTCAAAGCGCATTTCTCCGTCAAGTTTGACTGACAGATTCATGAGACGCGCAATGATCTCGTCGGTTGTTAATTCCATGATGTTTCCCTCATCTTTCGTTACGACCCTGAGGTCGCTTTCCAATGTCCGAGACCCCCATTGTCGTAGAGGTATCGGGCGACCCGAACATTACACGACGGTTCCTGTAGTGCGCGGATCACATTCTGTTTCTTACAGACTGCCCGTGTCACAGTTGCCCAGGAGCCTTGAATCTGCATGAGACCGACGTCGGGTCGTCCGGTGCTTTTGCGAACTGGCGACGTGGCTGTTGGGGTGCATCTGGATTCGCGGTACATAATCCTCGAGAGCGTTGGCACGACCTTTGCAGGAAAATGCTTGCGGAGTAGCGGTTCCCATTGCGGACAAGATTGTGCGGCTGCGCTTGCAGGTGCTGCGGTGGATATTGCGGTGATGAGGGCGATTGCCATGATTCTCTTAATCAACCTTTTCAACTTCTGTAATCGAAGCGAACATCATCCAGGGAGCGCGCCTTGTGGCGACTGTGACTTTGACGATCTCTTCTGTTGCCGGATCCGTGAAGATCTGGACGAGGGTTAGTTTGTCCTTAGACCATAACGGGTAATAACCCCAGGTTGGAAGCATCAGTTTTTCCAGTAGCGGTTAATGATCTTAAAGTATGCCCATGAGACGAGCCACCCATAGGTGAAGTAGATGAGTTTGTCCTGGTGGTTCATAGCGGTTTCCCTTCGCTGTATGTGTCCTGATGTTCTAACAGAGAGAAGCGTCTAGGTGGCGGATTCGACCTCGGAACCAATGAGGGAAACACAGTCAGTCCCGAGGTCTAGCGCGAAGAGGGTGATTTCTTCGGGCGATTTATGGTTTCGGCAGCGCTCGCCATGCGGCTTCAAATGCCTCTGCGGATTGCTTTGCCATTTCAAAGTGCAGCCAATTTGGGTTGCCTTGATAGGAACCTGCGTTGTCGTCGGCGGTGTAGATTTTGACGCCTTTTTTGCCTTCGCCCCTGGAGCATCGATAACCCGCGCCGTACTCGCCGTAGGCGTACCAATGCAGTTCGCACAGTCCGAGCGCTTTTGAGTTAGCAAGAAACCAGTCCCACATCTCGCGCGCTTGCGCTTCGTCTTTGTATTGAATGTCGGCCGCGTAGCCCGTTGCATGCACCGAAAGACCGGCATTGTTTCGCATTGGACGATTGGCGTATGTGCCAAGAGACTTGGTTCCCCAACGTGCTTTGCAGAGTTCAACAAGTTTTGCCGTGACGGGTTGTGTCCCTTTGCCGTCCCATGAGGGGTAGTAGGGGTAGACGCGGTTGCTCATGGTGTAGGAGGTTTGTCTTTAAGGCCGTTAGCGGCGAGCATTCCAAGCAGGCCACCAGACAGGGACATTAAAAGCGGAGATAGCACCCCAAAGATTTCGCGGTCTGCTTCGGCCATTGTGCGGGGCTGCGTCACAAATAAGGTGCCGTAGAGCATAAAACAAATTGACATGACAAACACAATGGTTAGTCCGATGCCTACGACAAGAATTAAACGTGCCTTGATTTCTTCGTTGGTGAGTCGTGGTCTGAGTTTCATTAGCAGTCGAATCCTACGATTTCTTTAAGGGTTGTGGTGGTTATTGCGGACTCGACAGCGCCTAGGGCTTTGTTTTTGGTGCGGGGTTGTTGTTCGCATTGGCATTCGGTTTTGTTGGTGTTTGCCGGGTCTTGGCATGGGTAGCGGAAACGATCTGCACAGCCTGTGAGGGCGATGAGGGTGGCGCTAATCAGCAGTAGGCGTTTCATCTGTGCCTTCTAATGTCCAGCCTGATGCCAACAATGCTTCGTATTCTTCTTCAGTCATTTCTCTGACTTCGTCGTCTATTTGTATGTTTGGTCGTGTCATGGTTATGCGTTCCTATATCCGTAAACAGTAATTGTGCCACCTGTCAAAGTTCCTGAACCTGGTGTAATTTTGAACCCGTCATAAGCGGTATCAACTTTGTGGAGGTATGAAACAAAGCCCGACAAAATGCTTCTAATAAATGGCCCAAAGAAACTAGTGCTTTTGGCTACTGCAGGATTGAAGATTTGCACTTGCATTATAATTCGACTATCCAAACCGCCTGCATAAGGGACACTGCTTATATTGCTTTTTGAATCAGTGTTCAAAACGCTGCCAAAAACTGTGTATAAGGCTGTGCCGTTGTAGCCAGTAGTCGATGCAGTACCGCCAACAGTTAATTGCATCCCTACGTTGTCATCCGCAACGCTACTTGTGCCACCGTGAACCGTAACAAAATACCCATTAAAGGTACTGCTAAAACAGTTGTTTACCGTAACGCTTGAAACTGCAGAGCCAATGGTTTGGCTAGTCACATAGACCAGCCCTGAGTTAGCCAGATAAGTATTTGTATCGGCAGCCGTCAGCACCTCACCCGTCGTAAAAGTCTTAATAGCCATAGTTAAAATCCTAACTTGTTGTTATCTAAGGTGCCGAAGACGGCATTGTTTAATATGAGATATGCGTTTGTGTCTTGACCGGACATGTAGATCGTGACACGGGTTTTCTCGGGTGTTGCACTAATAGAGATGCCCTCGAGGATTGTTTTGAAAGCGGAACCGCGGAAAGAGATGTCGCCAAAACTTCCAATTGGATTGTTAATCAAGTTGATTACCTGAATGTTGAAGTTGTTTGGCGGTGGGTAAATTGCATCTACTTGTTGAACATCCGTAAAAGTGATGGATGCGATTGTTTGGTCTTTGGAATCAAAGTTGTTTAGAACCCATTCGGCATGGTTAAGGGCTTGCGATGTGGTGTAGTCGACCGTGTTTTTTTGCCAAGAATAAATTGGGGTGACGCCAGTTGTAGCCGTTTGGCTTGCAACTGCGTCAGGGGTGATAGTGACTGAGGTGTAGTAGTTGTCGGCGCTGCTTCGAAACTGAATCTGTTCATATTTCATTTGGTAGGGATTGGTAGTTCCTGTTCCGTCGTTGAAGTAGTACGTCGTTGCAGGCGGGAAGTTTCTGCCGTACCAGTAGATTTCGGGCGTTGCATGGTAGGTGACACTTTGTGCCGACATGCGCGCCTCTTCGGTGCGAGTAATTAAGTTGATTAGCGCAAATGCGTTGCCGGTGTAAGTCTGCGCCGAGGCGGTAGAACGGCCATTGAAAGGTGCAATTGGTAGCCCGACTTCGGTGCCGACGTCAAAGACTTGGTCTTCTGTAAGTTCTTGGGGAAGAGCGAAAGAGTTAAGTTGTGCGCGTCCCCAATCTGCTTGAATGCCTTCGCAATTGATTGTGACGCGGTCTTGGTTGGTGACGTATCCGTAGTTGATTTTGACGTCTCGGATGTTTCCCCAAAAGGCGGCAAAGTGATCCATGCCACTGACGACGCCTGGCTTGTAAATGTAAGCAACAATTCGGTCTCCAAGTTTGGGTGCCACAGTCCATGCCGAAGGAAACTCAGATTCAACAGTCATTGAGTCAATTGAGTAGTCGTCAATTTGTAGGCGTCGACCTCGGAATATGTTGATGCCTTGAACCGAGGGGAGGGTGTACCACGATCCGCCAGAGTAAAAGTCAATTCGCCATTCGAACGCTGTTGCCATTATTGAACCGATACCGGCAGTGGCCCGTTGGAGCGTTCCCATTGGCGGAGGGCGTCAACGATCGCTTGCGGGTCGCCTCCGTTGACGTTGATGATGATGTCGGTGAATGGCCCGATTCCGCCAATGCCTGCGTTTTCAAATCCACCTGCGTTGCCTTCTTCAAATACTGTCTTCGGAGCCTTGGCTGCTTTTGGTGGTAGTGCAGGGATGGACGCGGGTGCGCCTCCAACTGCGTTAGAGATAGTTGAACCAGCGAACATGCTTTCTGCTTGTTGGGTGGTAACGGCGCGAGTAGTACCTGGGTTGGCTTTCATTAACTGATCAAAGGTTGGAAGACCTGTAACTTTGTAAGTGCCTAAATCGCCAGTACGCAAGAAGTTAATTGCAGCAAGTGGGATAGCAAGCGCGTTCATAACGCCGTTAACGAATCCAGCAATTGCGTTGTAAATCTTGCCGAAAGTGTTAATCATGCCGTCGCTAGTTGTGCCGAGACTGACAATTTCTGCTCCAAGTTGTTTGACGCCTCCCGCAGCACCTTTAAGACCAAACGCTTCCGCAATGCGAACTGCTGAATCTCCGAGTTCGGTCAAGATTGGAAGCACCTTGTAGCCGATTGACTCTTGAAGTTCTCCTAGGGTGATTTTGAGTCGCGCCATTACGCCTTCGTAGGTCTTTGCTTTTGTGGCTGCGGAACCGCCGAAACGCTCTTCGAGCATGCCCTGGACTTTTTCAAATCCTGCTGCCTTTAATGTTGCAGCGTCATAACCAACGCCAAGTTTCGCCAAAGCCCCATAGGAGCCTTCCTGAGCCTTCGCTAAAGCCTGAGCCACCGATTCAACGCTTTTGCCTGTTGAGGCGCTTAAATCAAGGCTCAGGTTGAGCAGGTCTTGAGCCTTGGTGACGTCGCCTGTTGCCCTGACGAGACGACCAAGGGCCGGACGAAGATTGTCATCCGCGACGCCCGTCGCGCGCTGAGTCTTGTCAATAAATTCCTCGACGCCTTTAATCTGCAAATCTGACGCCGTAGTTGTTGCTTTGATGGAGTTAGCAAGTTGAACCTGTGCTGCTTGGTCTTCGGCTGCTGCTTGCGCTGCCTTAAACAAGACTGCTCCTGCTGCTGCTGCGGACGCTCCTAAGGCTGCAAATCCGATCATGGCGACCTTGGCTGCCTGTTGTGCGGCAAAGCCGACCTTGGCGGTTCCGGATTCTAAATTCTTGAATTCGTTAAGGGCGGATTTTATTCCTTTCCCGTCAAATTCCGTAATGATTGGGATAGCAAGTGCCATTAGTCAAGTTCTCTCTGTACAAGTCGGATTGCGTCCATTGACGCTTTCAGCATTTCACGTTCAATCTCCTTGCGCTTGCGAAAGACCGCAGGGCCAAGAACGCGAGTTGTGCCAGGACGAAGTTGCCCGAGGGAGTCCCCGAGGCGGTTTTGGTTGGTTCGTCCCGCTGCTTCAAAAACCGCGGCTGCAACATTTGTTTGGGTGATGTAGATCAGGGACACGGCTTCTCGAGATGCGTCAACTTTTAATTTGACTCCAGAGACTGCGCGCGCAACAGAGAAGGGGAATATCTTTTTGTTGTCTTGTTGCCATTTGCGGGCCATGCCTGAAAGAGGTACTTGTTTGTAGCCTTGCTGAACTTCTGTAATGGCGGGTTGCGCAATACGAGTTGCATCTGCAACAAATTGTTTGCGTAGTCCAGGCTCAACTTTGTTGAGAGAACGAATTGCTTCCTTGAGTCCTTGAATCTCAATGTTTGTGTTCGTTGTCATCGCCTACGCCGTGACTCTTTCTGTTGTTCTTTTAACACGTCGACAACTGTGAAGAGATCCTCTGTGTCGAATGGAATAGTTGGTGTCCAATACCCCGTCGCGACAAGTACTTCTGCTAGAGAGCGTCGGTAACTGCCGCGTCGGTAGGGTTTGGGTCTTCTGAATTAACCACCTCGACTGCTGAAATTTTGCGAATGTAATCGTCAAAGATTGCCGGAACAATAACGCCTGATTGCTTGGCTGATTCGTATGCAAAGAACGCAAGGTCTTCTGCACCGATGCCGTTTGCAAGTGATGATGCTTGACGCTTTGTTCGGCGTTCCCATGCGACAACAACGAATAGGTTCGTTGTGACTTCATATGGTTCGCCTTCGTTCGGTGTTACTTTTAATGTGATTTTCATGTTTCCCTCTGTTGTTAATTACGGTGTTACGTCTCGTACCCAGGTGCCACCTGTGAACTGTGCGGTGACAGTTGCAAGTGCTCCGACGGTTGAGTTGACGGGGGTAAACGATGCAAGCATGCAGTTTGTGATGACGTACTCGGGGTTAGTTGCTGATTCGGTGACGCCAGACGGCGAGATGGTCAGAACAGTTGTGCCGGTGCCAACGCATGACGCAAGGATTGCTTCAACTTCGGCTGCGCCGTAAGACAGGAAGAAGTCAATTGACACGTCAACCATCTGGAGGCCTTGAGTAAAGCGGTGGCCTGTGTCGCCAAATGCTGTTGACTCAAGAGAGTCGTAGCCAATTGTGATTGTGCAGGCGTTGCCCTGATCCGACAAGTCGGTTGTGGTTGCGCCCTGGGTGATGTTGATGGTTGCGTTGGATAGAAATGTGCTTGTGGCCATTGTGTTTCCTTTGTTTAATTTCTCCGCACCGCGATAGCCACGGTTAGGTCGTATGTGGGTATGTCTTGCCCGCCGTAGTTTGCGTTGCCTGGACGGGCGTCGACTACTGCGATGGACGAGTTCATGATGGTGTCTACTGTTGTCATCAGGTAGTCGCCAGAGTCTTGATTGCCTGGAGGGGCTGCAAGGATGCGAACTGGAATGCGAAAGTCGCCGACGTTGTATGTCCATGAGGTCATGACGGGAAGTTCAATGAAGACAGACATTGGTCGCGCGTTGCGCGGGTCTGTGACAGGTTTAAGGCCAAGGGCGGTCAGGGCGGTTTTGATTGCGTTGACTGCGTCGACAAGGATTCCTGTTGCAGCCATTATGCGACCTGTGGTCTTCCGCAGCCGATTAGGGCCATGATGCGTCCCATAGTTGACGGGATTGGGATTGAAGACATTGAGTCAAATGAGGCAAATGAATCGGCACTTCCGCGCTCGCGATACAAGGTTGAGGCATAGAGAATCCCGCCAAGTTTTACGGCAGCATCTGGAACAACGCTTTGCGAATCTGTGTACCCCGCTTCTCTGCGTTTCCGAAATATGTAACTATTTGAAGCCGCTACGCAAGTAGTGATGAAGGCGGTGTCATTGGCAGTTGCGACGTCAATGCCCAAGAACTCAAGAACCATTGCGTTTGTGATCCAACTGATGCTCGGGGTAAAGGTGACTGCACCGGTAGCGGTCGATCGAGTGAAGTCTGAGCCTGCGTTGACATACATGAACTGGTAAAGACGAATTACATCGGAGTCAAATTGGAGGTCGCCCTCGTCAGATACTCCGATGAATTCAAAGTCTTGTGTTGAGACAATGGTTGCGGTTGCGTTGAATCCGTGGCTTGCGCCTGTGATTGTTACGGAGTCTCCGACCTGTATGCCAGTCTCAACAAAGGTCTGAAAAATGGCGTAATTATCGAGGCGCGTATGAAACGCGAGATCGTAAGTAGCCATCGTTCAGTCCCTGTCGTGTCTCAGGACTA